CACAGTAACAGTCACAACTGTAGCAGAAACCCCCTGCGGTTTGGCTTTAAGAAAGACGGTAACAAAGACATACTCTTCTAGAAGTGAGCTAAATCAAGTATCTTTTGGCCCTACCCCAAGAGGTTCCCCTGCCCTTGTTTTAACTAATGTAACTCCGGCTTTGAGTGCGTCTGCTTTTAATGTTGTGGGATATGGCGCAAATCTTGCGGCAGCTACTTCGGATATGGAAAGCTCTATAGGGATAGGGACATATCCAGCAACCTGTTCAACCCCGTCAATATCAGGGGGAGCTACTCTTAATCTTGTCGGGTTTGATGGTACTGGTTCAGCTAAATACACAATAACTGGTTCTGAAACATACCATCCCTATGCGATATATACATCCTCAGAAACCTTGACTCTCTATTACCTAGATGTCCATGAAGTATGGACTTATTCGGTGATTTAAATAATGGCTATCACTCTATCAACTACACTAAGAAACGCAAGACTAACAGCTATAGTAACTGAGGCTGGTGAGAACGCAGTCATCAAACTTTATACTGCTTCTTATGCAACTCTACTCGGTACTCTCACTTGTGGTACCACTCTGGGTACAGTCTCTGGAGGAGTATTAACCTTCGGAGTAATCACAGAAGACTCACAAGCGGATGCTGGTGGTACGTTTGCTTTAGCAAAACTGTTTAAGTCTGATGGTACTACAGAAGTACTGTCTGGGCTTACTGTTGGAACAAGCGGGACTAACATTATTACCAGCACGGCAGACTGTACTTTGAATACTCCTATATACATGACTACTGCTACTATTACTGAAGGTAATGCTTGATGGAACACTACATTATCCCACTTTTTTTCACAGTATTCGGTGTGCTTATCGCTGTCCTTGGATGGATTGGTGCTAGAGTACATAGCAAACTAGATGAACTAACCAGAACAATAGACATGAAGTTAACAGCAGTTGACAACAAGTTAGGTGGTATTGAAAGAGATTTGAGACAAGAGCTGTCTCATCTTGATAGGCGTGTAACCAGAGTAGAAACTCACATAGAGAGCTGATATGGCCTTACTAGACATTCTTGGTATCGGTACCAAATTAATAGACAAGCTTATCCCTGACCCCCAAGCTAAAGCAGAGGCACAGCTTAAACTTGCAGAGTTGGCTAGTGAAGGAAAGCTTGCAGAGCTTGCTGCTGACAACACTGAACAGCAAGAGCTTACTAAGAGAATGCAGGCAGATATGTCTAGTGATTCCTGGTTAGCTAAGAACATCAGACCTTTAACTCTTCTCTTCATTCTCTCTGCTTATACTGTATTTGCTTCTTTAAGTATCTGGGACTTGACAGTTAACGAAGAATATGTTAAACTACTAGGTAGTTGGGGCATGTTGATTATGTCCTTCTACTTCGGGGGCCGGAGCTTGGAGAAGATTATGGACAGACGAAAGGATAAGTAATGGAAGAAATTCTAGCAATCCTGTTCCTGAGTAGAGAGTGTACTCACAGAGAGCATCTGAAGACAGACTCTTATGCAGTACACAAAGCATTGGGTACTTTCTATGAAGAGATTATTCCTCTTGCAGACTCTCTAGCAGAAGCCTATCAGGGACGTACAGGTAAGAACCTTACTGACATCCCCTATTACTCTAATCCTATGAAGGGTACTATTCTTGTAACTCTCAAGAAACTTCTAAGTAAAGTAGAGGATGAAAGAACTTCCTGCTGTGAGGAGGATTCTACTATTCAGAATATCATTGATGAGATAGTCTCTTTGTATCTGTCTACAATTTATAAACTAACTTTCCTTAAATAAGGAGCAGTATGGCTACAAGTGGTATAACAACCTATGCTCTGACTAGAGACCAGATAATCCAGTTTGCCTTACGCAAGATTGGTGCTCTGGCTCTTGGTGCTACTCCTGATTCTACAGAGGTAACCAATGCTGCCCAGGCTCTTGACATGATGATTAAGAGCTGGGTTACTAAAGGCATTAAACTCTGGACAATCAATGAGATTACTATTCCTCTTGTGGCCAGCCAGACTAGTTACATCCTAGGGCCTACTGGGGCTACTCCTACACCGGATGTAGAAACTGACAAGCCAATGAAGCTTATGCAAGCATGGCTTCGTAATACTTCAGTAACCCCCAACAATGATATACCCCTGCAGGTATTGAGCCAGCAGGAGTACAACCAGTTTGGTAGTAAGTTCTCTACTGGTGTGTCTAATGCAACCTATCTTCAGGTTGGTAGAGACACGAGTACTTTGTACACCTACCTCACTCCTGATACTAATGCTGCTAGTATGTATCAGATGCATATAGTTACACAGAGACTTCTTCAGGATGCTGGTATTTCTACAGCCAATCTTGATTTTCCTGGAGAATGGTTGTATGCTCTGGGTTGGAACCTTGCTGCAGAACTATCTGTGGATTACGGAGTGGACCAACAAAGACTTCAGTATATTGAAGCTAAGGCTGGTAAGTTCCTGACTGAGGTTGAAGACTTTGACACTGAATATAATTCTGTGTTCTTTAGTCCTTCTCTCCCACAAAGACAACAACGATGATTGGCCCACAAGAAGTACCACTACCTAGACTTCCTCTCAGCATGGCGCTGGAGTCTAGGTCTGCCTCCACAAACAAGGATGCTAGATTAGTAAATGCTTATATAGAAACCTTACCTGATGGTACTGAGGAGGTAGTGTCCCGTCCTGGGACTGTTACCTTTGGTGCTACTGGAGCTGCTGCTGCAGCTAGTGGATTGATTGGTTTCAATGAGAAGTTGTATGCTGTACAAGCAGGTAATATCTATGAGATGAGTTCTCTTGGTGTCCCTACACTGAAAGGTACTACTGGTACAGGACAACTTAGTTTCTCTAGAACCTCTCAAGTACCTTACTTGTTCATGCATAATGGTTCTGTAGGAACTGTCTTGAATGGTAGTTCTGGAGCAGTATCTGCTGTGTCTGATACAGACTTCCCTCCAGCCCAAACCCCAGCCTTACCCTTAGCTTCGGGTGCTGTGTACCTAGATGACATGGTATTTGTTATGACTACCTCTGGTAGAATTTATAACAGTGCCATAGAAGACCCTACTACTTGGGGAGCTTTGGATTATATTAGTAAAATATCTGAGCCTGATGGTGGGGTTGCTATTGTTAAACACCTTAACTTTATTGTTGCCTTTGGTGACTGGTCTGGTGAGTTCTTCTTTAATGCTGGTGTAGCTACTGGCTCTCCTCTGGAGAGAAGTGCTTCTTATAAAATGGATATTGGTTGTGCTTCTGGTCCTTCTGCTATTGAAGTAGAACAGACTGTAGTGTGGGTGGGTCAGGCTAGAGAAGAAGGTAGATCAGTGTACATGCTAGAAGGGGTTTCTCCAGTACGGATTTCTAATCCCCCTGTAGAGAGATTTCTGGATGCCTCTACTCTTGCTTCTGTAGAAGCTAACGCTATCAAGATTGCTGGTCATGTGTTCTATATCCTGACTCTGAATGATTTGAACATTACCTTAGTCTGTGACATCTCTGAGAAGCGGTGGTACCAATGGTCTACATTGTCAGAATCCTCTGATATCGAATGGCAGTACTCTCAGATTGCTGCACTCAATGGGACTACCTATGCTCTGGATAGAGCTACTGGAGAGATAGATACTATCGAGACTACTGCTCATACTGACAACGGTGCTAGTATTCCTTTCAGGGTTGTAACATATAAAGCAGACTTGAAGGACAACAAAACAAAGTTCTTCCATCATGCTGAGATTATTGGTAATCGTTCAGCAGCTACTGTACAAGTTAGGTATTCTGATGATGACTATGCTACATGGAGCACTGCTCGTAGTATAAGCATAAACCAAGAACGTCCTGTCCTTAGACAACTAGGACAGGCTAGAAGACGAGCTTGGGAACTATATTCTACTTCTGCTGTTGAGATAAGACTCACAGCCTTGGAGTTCACAATGACGAAAGGTACATTCTAATGGCTTCTCCAAAGACAAATGAAGTGGCTCTCCAAAAGGGACTGGCTCCAGAAGCTACTCCAGAACAAAAAGCAGAGGCAGCGTTTGCTCTAGAGTTTCTGAACAATAGAGCTAACTCTGACCCTACTGCGGGTAGTGCCGGGAGGATGACAGAGAAGAAAAATAAAACCGCTATTGCCTCAGCTAAGAGTCAGTTAGCAAGCGTACCTAATCCTGGAGAAACCATAACAGGACTCTTGGCTGACCCCGCTGTTAAGTCTCTGTATGATAAGAAAATGTCAGAGGCCAAAGAGGCTGGCTCTTTTTTTAATACTACGCTTGCTCCTTTAGCAAAATCAGCAGCCATGTATGGGGCTGGTATTTTAGGAACACAGGCTCTTACTGCTCTTGCTTCTAATGCTGGTATGACTGGAGCTAGTGGTTCAGGTACTGCCGGAACCCAGGGGCTAGGAACAGTAGCTGGACAAACTATGTCTGTTGCTCCGGGGGCAAATCCAGGAAGTGTGGCTACTTTGAATAACGCAGTAGCAAACTCCTCTGGGTACTCACTTGCCCCTGGAGCTAGCACAGGTATGGGTGTTAGTAACCTAGGAGCAAATTTTGCATCAACTGCTGCCACTATTGGCTCTGGAGTTCCTGGAGGTACAAGTACTCCTTCTCCACAGGCTGGGCCTGGGACTACTCCTCCAGCAGCAAACCCTTCCCTACTAAACCAGGCTACTGGTCTTTACAATACAGTAGACCAATTTATAACTGATTTGCCTGGAACTAAAGACCAGGTACTTGGAGCAATTGGTGTTGGTTCTGGTGTGTATGACCTTGCTACAGGAAGACCAGATGCTGTTGCTCAGGCTGCAGACCCGTTCTCTACACAGAGAGGTAGATATGCCACTGACCTATCTAACTTCTCTAATGACCCTAACAGTAATAAGTTCTTCTCTGATTTGACTGCAAGAGTTAATGCTCCTGCTGCTCAAGCCTCAGCAGGGTCTTCTAACTATAGTGTTTCAGATTTTACTGGAGGTCTTGCTACTGGTAATTTTATTACTCAGTTGTCTGACTTGATGAAAGACCCTTCTTCTGTTATGAAGTTACCTGGGTTTGAGTTCTTGCAGAAACAAGGTATTCAGGGGGTTGAGCGTACCCTTGCTGCACAGGGTAGAACTGTATCTGGTAATGAGATGCTTGCTCTTCAAGAGCAGAGTCAAGGGTTGGCTAATCAACAGTATATGCAACAGTTAGGAATCCTGTCTCCTCTTGCTCAGGCACAGTCTGCTGAACAACAGAATATCTGGAGTGCCACTAACCAGATTGGTTCTAATCAGGCTATGAACAATGCTAATCTAGCTAACCAAACAGCCATATCCAACGCTGCTGCTAAACAACAACAGGAACAGTTTGCTGCTGACCTTCTAGCTAGACAGTACAATCAACAACAACAAACTCTAGGTGGGTTTGCTGGTGCTGGATTTAATCCTGCTACAGGAGCTGCTGCAGGGGAAACTGCGAAAGATGATGCCTGGACTGCAATCAATCAAGGAGTGGGAGCTTTGGCTTCATCTCCGGGACAACAAACAATAGCTAATCCTTCGGCATGGGGAATCGATTTGCCTTCAGCATCAAAGGCATCTTCAGGAGAAAGAGCTTTGGCTTCATCTCCGGGACAACAAACAATAGCTAATCCTTCCCTACCAGATGCGGTACCTGGAGCAATTGGTGTTGGTTCTGGTCTGTATGGCCCTGCTACAGGAAGCCCTCGGTCTGTTGCTCGAACAGCTATATAAGGAATATAGATATGCCTTTTTTGATGTCGGAAGTAGCACAAGGTTCAGATGCTGCTCTTAAGATTGCCCAGAACAGAGCTGAGAGTCCTTTGGTTGACCAGAGAGCACAAGCGTCTTTACTCAATGAACAATCAGTAGCTTCTTTTAATAAGGATAGAGCAACTACCTCTGGTCTTAACATGGCTGATTTAGCTAGACAGACTGAGATTTCTAATCAAGCAGCCCTTGGTGGTGGTCTAAGTACTCAAGCTTCTGTTCCTGATGAGTCTAAGGTAGAGTACAAGAACCTAGCTGAGAGTCTGGTTAGGACCTCTCCTGAGATTCAGAGAGCACAGAAAGAAGTTGCTTTACTGAATAAGAGGATTGAAGCTGTACGTTCTGACGATGACCTACGTAAGTCTCTTCTTAAACAGAGAGACGATACTGAGACAAGAATGAAAGACCTTCAAGCTACTCAGGAGAAACAACAGATTGATTTAGTTAAGAAACCACTTCAAAGTGCTTTCCTAGCTAACGACCAGTCTTCCTGGAACTCTGCTAAGGACCATCTTACTGAGGCCCAGAAACAGGTTATCAAATCTGCTGCTCTTGCTCAAGGTATGCCGGAAGACCAAGCTAAGGCTCTTGCTGAAATGGAAGGTGCTAGGTTTAGGAAGACACTACCAGAGAAATTTGGTGACTCCTCTCGTGTGTTTGTTGAACAACACCTTGCAGAACTCTCCTCTATGGAAGATACTTTTAAGCTTAGTAAAGAAGCTAGGGATAGAGAGAAGCATAAACTTGATATGCTTAAGACTAAGGCTGATATTGCTAAACTAGAGAAGGAAGCTGATAAGGGTACTAATGACCCTGAGAAGCTTGGTGATGCCCTCAAGAATTGGAATACTATTGCTAATACACAAAGTAACATTGTGAATAGGGATACTCCTATAGAACTTGAGTTGGCAGACGAAAGAATCAAAGCTGCAGAAGATGCCAGAGGGGGTTGGTTCCTAAGTAAAGGGGAAGAAACCAAACTCGATACTGAACTGAAAGCAGCTCAAGCTGAAAAGGATGCTATCCTAATCCGTAAGACTACTGCTGAACGTATGCTTGCTAAAGCACAGCAGAAGATGGAAGAAATCATTGCTATGTCTGAGGCTTCTGGTAAGCCTGTGGATAAAGACGCTCTCAAGCCTGCAGATAAACCTCTCACATCTTCTGACTACTCTCTCTCTAAAGAGATAGCCTCTGAGTTCGGGTCTATAGAAGCCTTTGTTCTTACTGCTAGAGAAAAGAATCCTAACCTAGCTGGTATGACTGATGCAGAAATCATACAGGTTGGAATCGACAACGGGGTTATTTCTAGAGTTGAAAAGAAATCTAAGGCTGACTTTGGAAAAGCTACTAAGAAATACCTACCAGACGCATAATTGAGGTAAAGAGATGGCATTCGATTTCTCAACATTAACACCAAAGGAAAGTAAGAAAGAGGAGGTTAAAAAGACCTCCTCTACTTCTTTCGACTTTAGTAAACTTACTCCTAAGAAACAAAAGAAAGAAGACATCTCTAAACTGGAATCTGGTACTACAGGTGTCTTAGAGAACCTTCTTCCCTCTGCCGCTGCTGTAGCGGGTGGAGCAGGTGCTATCACTGCCGGTGCTCCTTTGATTGCAGCATCCGGTCCCTTTGCTCCTCTTACCACTGTAGGTCTTGCTCTAGCTGGTGGTATTACTGGAGCTGTGGCTACTAGAACTGCACAGGATGCAGCTATGGAAGAGTTTGCTCCAGAGACCTATGCTCGTGCTCGTGCTGCAGAAGAAGCTAATCCTTTGTCCTATCATGGAGGTTCTCTAGCTTCTGTTGCTCCGTTGACTGGCGTAGGAGTTAAAGGACTTAAGACTATTGCTAATCTAAAGGTTAGTGGTAAGCCTATTGGTACGACTAAAGCTGTAGCTGGTACTGCTGGTGTAGGTGCTGGCTTTGAAGCTGGTAGTGAGTTGGCTACAGGACAGGAATTGAGTCCTGCTAAGATTGCTATGACTGCTGCGGCTGGTCCTATTACTCTTGGTAGTAATAGAGTTGGTAACTTTGTAGCTGGTATCAAAGAACCTAAGATTCCTTCTACACCAGAGACTAAACCTACTGACGTTCCTGTTACTGAGGCTGATATATATACTCCTAGTACTCCAGATGAGTATGTAATGAAGTGGCAGTCAGAGGTTAACCAAGAACCTAAACCTACTTCTCCTCTAGATATCCCACATACTCGTGGAGTTATCATGGACGGAGAGGTTCCTGCTATTCAGGAATCGGGTACCCCTAGAATTGCCAGAAGAGACACAGAGACAGGGGAAATCTTCTTAGACCCAGAGGCTGCTAAACTCTCGTGGGAGACTTCCTCTCCTACTGATAGACCCTGGATTAAAGAGAAGTTTGCTACTCCTGAAGAGTATGAACAGTTCCTGTTGTTGCATGAACAAGAACATAGCATCTCTCCTAAGAAAGAAGGAGAGACTGAGGTTGACTATGAAACTAGAATAAGTAGAACTGCAGAAGAGAAACTTAGAGAAGCTACTAAGAACCTACCTCCGGTTCTCCCTCAAGAGATTCCACATCCAGCTTCTGTTGTGAGTGGAGAAGACCTGTCTACCAAAGGTAAGACTGTACTTAAAGTTCATGGTCCAGAGGCTGCTAAGAAGTTCGTAGAAGACTATCAGAACTATCGTAATGAAAACTATGTAGAAGTTCCCAAGTACACAGAGAATGACCCCATGAACAATCATCCTCTGGCTGATTCTCTGTACAATCTGGATACTCTCGATAAGAGAGACCAATCTGTTGTTAAGACATTACTCTCTGAAGAACCGCAAGGGGTTATAGATAAGACGGTTGGTGGAGAAGCTCCCCCTAATTTGGCTGCTATGGGTATTACTGCAGAGAGAAGGAAAGACTGGTTTGCTTATCTTGACGGACAGATGAAGTTACCTCAGTCAGAGATAGACCTTATGAATAAGACTATCGCTGGCCTTAGAGAAGAACTTGCGGCTCTTGCTAAGAAAGAGGGTGCCACTCTGTCTGAGGACTACATGCCTAGACTCCGTTTGAGAGACCCTAAAGGTAGGTCTCTTAAGACTTGGTGGGAGGATATGACTAGAACTGAGGGAGCCTTTGCACAGAAGATGGCAGAGACCCCTGACGCTTTGGAAGAACGGAATCTGTTTGTCCTTGAGAAACAGGATGGTAGTAGAGCTGTAGTCCAGATTCGTAAGGATGGTATCTACTCTTATGATAAGGGTAAGATGAAGCTCCTGGCTAAAGGAGAGACTGCCCAGAAGCAGGTAGGTGATGAGTTCTTAGGAGGAAAACTTGTTGAAGCTAAGGTTCATGAGCTTGAGCATCACACTCCTTACAGATACTCTCATGACCCTGTTCTTAACATGCTGGTTCGTCTTAATGAACTGAAGTCTCTTGATAGAGCTAATACTTTTATCAAGGAGGTCACTGAGTCTCCAGCCTTTAAAGAAATTGGTATGGATGTTATCAATAAGGAGACGGGTAAGGTCAATGACGTACCTGCTGGTTGGAAGATACCAAAACACATTGACAGAATACCAATGCTTGCTGGTAAAGCTTTTCATCCTAAAACAGCCTATATCATAGAAGACTTTGCTAAGACTTGGGATAATACCATGATGCAGAAGCTTACCTCTGCTCTGATTAAGAACATGATGCTTAACCCCCTTCCTCACGTATTCAACGAGGCAATGCACTTGTACAATATCAGAGGAGCTTCCGGTTGGTTTACTCCCGGTGGGTTGTATAGATTCTTTCCTACTGCCCGTAAAGGTATGCAGGATGTGATGAATCAGAGTGAGCTGTATCGTGAGGTGATGAAAGAAGGTGGTTCTATTCTTGGTGCTGATGTCCGTAACAAAGACTTCATACGTGAGACTCTCGATAGAGCTGGTAAAGAAGCTCTAGGTAACCTTATGTTCAAGAAGGACCTGAAGTCTGTTGCTGCTAAGGTTGGGATGGCTCCTCTAGATTTGTACAATCGTTGGAGTAAGGCTTCTGGTAAGTTCATGTGGGTTACTCGTGATATGATGTACATGCAGATTATCAGAGAGACTATGTCTAGAAAGAACGTTGGGGTCAAGGAAGCTATCAATATTGTAGAGAAGCATATGCCGAACTACAGATTGCCTTCTGAGGTTGCAGGTTCTAGAAAGCTCTCTGAGATTCTTGGTAACCCTAACGTAGCAGTCTTTAGTAGATACCACTATGGTATGGTAAGGTCTCTTATAGAGACTGTGAAGGAAGCAAACCCTAAGAACCTTAAGACCCCGGAAGGACGTAAACAGTTCTTACACTCGATGGATGTTACTGCTGCTGTTGTTATTGCTTACGCAGCTTTGTATCCCTTGATGGATGCTCTGGCTAAGGCTACGTTCAACATGGAAGCAGAGCAGCGTAGAGCTGGTCCCTATCACTTGATACATGCTGCACATGAAGTAGAGTCTGGTAAGAAAGATATGCAAGCCCTGCTTGCTCCTGTCTTTACTTTCAATCCTATTCTTCTGTACTCGGGTCAGTTAGTTCTCAATAGACAGTTGTACTCTGGTAAGGAAGTGTATCATCCTAACGATACTGCTGGTATGATTGCTTCTGACGTAGCCGAGTACACAGCTAAGTCTGTTCCTCAGTACGGCCCTATGCAACAGGCGCAAGAAGATACAGAAGGGTTTAAGAAGACCTTTGCTAAACAATTGGATATCAAGTCTAAGACTAGAGAAGAGGTTAAGAAGCATGACTCTCGTGCTAAGTTCGTTGAACGTGAGCGTAAGAAACGTCTTCGTGAATACAAAAAAGGAAGAGATTAATGTCTAACCCGTTACCACCAATGCCACGAGACCCTATAGGGGAGAACCATAAGTGGAGAGAATGGTTTAATGTTGTCAGGAACTCCATTGTAGGAGTTGCTGGCAGTGTTCCTATTACTCATAATAGTTTATCTAGTACACAAGGAGGTACCTCTACAGAGAGGTATCACCTTACTCTTGACCAGCATACTAATCTTACAGATGCTGGGGAT